AAAGTTACAGGGGTTGCATTATTGACTCAAGCCGCGATCTCTCGCAAGCGTCAAGCCACTTGATACCTTGGCCGTGAGATCGTCCAAGATAACTCTTTGATCCTTTGGAAGCAGTTTCTCTGCCGCCGCTGGAGTAATTAGGTTTGATTCAAATATGTCGACATCGGATAAACCCGCAGCAATCAATTCGGCACGCGCTGTCGTCTCGTCCACCCACTTGCGGCTGGCGCGTTTGGGTTGCAACTGCCAGCCAGGCACGACCATGCCGTCCTTCTCCATCGCCGACATAGCGTGATCTCTGACGGCATCAATAAACTTCTCCACCATCGGCGCACGGTCCAAGATGTCGCTGATCTGCTGCGGCGTGAGAGACAACATCACTTGTTTGACGTCATCTTTCTTGATCGCTGTGATGTCTGGCTGTGCCGCCACCACGTCAAATAAAGTCTTCTGTGCACTGCAAATCGTCTTGGCGGGACACCACTGGCAGGCTGACTCTGATGGCCGATATGGAGGGTTGTCGCTGATAACTTCAACGATGGCAGGCATCATGATTTGAGATTCCCACACGCCCAGCTCGTCGGCCGACATGCGGTAAATGCGCTTGTCGCCATGGTGCGGCTGGATGATCTGGAACTCGACTTCCTTCACGCGCAGGTTGTTGGCCTTCATCGCGCCCAAGGCGTAGATCTTCATCTGCTCGCTGTCGGCGTCAACGTAGCCGCGCCCTGTCTTCAGATCCGCGATGGTGAGCTTTTCTTTCTCATAGGACCAGCCGACCACGTCAGCAGTGCCTTGCAGGCTGAATGCGGGTGTGTCGTATAGCTTGAACAACTGCTCTACCTTGACGTGTCCCAGCTCATCCTGGATGGCCCAAATGGCTTGTAGGTGCTCCAAGGCGAACTCGCAGTTCTCCTCTGTCATGGTGATCCCCTCTACCTGCTGCCCGACGAACTTCATGGGGTCGGTGTCAAGCTGGAAGCAGGTTTCGGCCAGCGCGTGAATGGCTGTGCCGATCTTGGCGGCCTCCCCACTCTCTTGATAGGGCACAAGCGTTGAGAGCCGCGCAGAGGCTGGGCAGGCGATCCAACGCGATGCAGAGGATGGCCGCAGTTTCAGTTGTTTCATTCGTTGCCTTCATTGATGTTGTTGTTGATGAGTAAGATATATGCGATCTTTCGCACCTCGTTGCTGGCTGCGTGCCCCAAGTCTTCGGGGTCCAGCAGGCGCTTCAAGAAGACGATGTGCTGCTGGTTGAGCTTGCGTTGTTTCTCCAGCTCAGTGCCGAGCCAGATGATGTGCTCGCGCATGGTGGCGCGTTCTTGTTCATGCATTGTCAGTCTCCGCAGAAGCATGAAATAGCTTCTTCATTGGCGTCAAACATGTCAGTTTGATCAGCCGCAAATTGAATCATTGAGGCATACGATGGGCGGTCGGAACGAAACACCGCACCGCTTGGCTTGGACGCCAACGCCAACGCCAACGCCTCCATTTTTGCCCACCAGATACCACGCTCTGGTTTTTCCGCAATTAGAGATAACACTTGAGCACCACCTTTTAAAAAACACAAATCGCAATTGCCGTGATAAGTCACGCCATTAATGTTGGGTAATTCCAAGTCAAATTGTTGGTTTTTCCAGAATTCGCCAACCGTTTCCTTGGTCACGCCAGCAGCGACAAGGGGAATCCTTGACTTGTCCTTGATCTTGGCGGCTCGGCGTTGTTCGTCGGCACGCATCCCGATCCAGTCCATTTCCTCGTTGTGATTCCATCCCAATGACTTCAAATATTTGTGAATGGTGCGAATTTTTAGCTCGGCAGTGCAGAACCTGGTCACAGGGTTTGGCAAGTAATTACGCTTCTTGATAAGTGCTTCAAACGGCTCGCCATCCCTGCTGGCGGTTTCAAATGTGACTCGCTCAAATGCTGGGTCAGCATCGCGAAATTCCAGCCAATGGATGTCCACACCCCACCGCTGGCCGCAGTCCTGCACAAACTTCAATGTGGCCTCGTCTTCCTTGCCAGTGTTGGCGAAGCAGACGATGGCCTCTGGTGGCAATGTGCCGCCATGGGACTGCAAGACACGCCACAGCATGTAGGCGCTGGTGCGGCCACCGCTGAAGCTGATGCAGGTCGGCTCTGTGATCTTGAATGGGTCATGCATGGTGCTTCCCCCAATAGGCGATGAGACTGGCGTCACTTCTCCCATCGTCCTTGACGCGCTTGAAGTCAGCCTGGTTGTCTGGAAACAGTTCCATGGCGCGTGATCGGCTGGCATCTTTGCCTGCGCCACGGTGCACGGCCTTTACCCAGGTGGCTGGGGCCACATAGGTCACAGGCATGTGCAGTGCCGCCAGGATGCCCTCGATCATGCCGAATGAACGGCCAAAGCTGAAGACGCTGGTGACACCCTGACCGGCCATGGCGCTGACCTTTTCCACGAAGACATGGCAGTCATCACTCTTGGCGGTCTTGAGGATCAGCGCCAGCTCGCTGGCCGATACCTGTCGTTTGGCTTTGCCGTTGCGTTCCACAGTAATGGTGGGCATGTCAAAGACGGTGAGGCTGTCAGTGCCGTTAATGATCGCGATTGCGCCTGAGAGGCCAGGATCTATGCCGATTACTTTCATTTGACGGCGTCTTCCATGGCTTGGTTGATGACCTTCAGACGCGCCGAGATGAGTGCGTCAGCGGCTTGGTCCAGCTTGATGACGCTGCCGTAGAGTGGCTCTGTGATGCCGTTGAGCCAGCGCGAGACTTGAGCCTGGTCAATCTCTGCGACTCGGCAGACGTCCGACATCTTGTAGCCAGCCGACTCGGCCTTGTACTTGATGTCGTGGATTGCTTGTTGTGAAACTTTCATGAGTAGAATGTTAACCATGTTTTGTGAAGATGGTCAAGTGTACAGTGAAAAAAGGGGGCTGACTCACGCCAACCCCCAAAGGCAACTGCTGGCGGAGAAAACCAGCAAGCCAATTGTAGGGGATGAATACCCGACAAGTTTGTGTGGATTAAATGATAGTTGTTGACGAGTTGTGCAAATCGTTTATGATTCACCCATCAACAACGCAAACAGGAGAGCAACATGGACATCACACCAGTCACCAATTCCAAGATCATCGGCACTGCACCAGACCATTCTCCATTGCGTTCATGGAATGAAGGCGAGCGCACCTTCATGGAGACATGGACAACCTTTACCGCCACCAGCGGCACGGCCTACGGCTTGGTGGTTGTCGTTGAAACCACTACAGCTTAATCAAAGGAGAACACCATGCAACTCGACGAATCAGATCTTGACTACATGAGAGCCGAAGACTTTCACCGCCGCCGGTATCAGGCCAACCTTGCCAGCCACCATGACTGCCGCGATCCAGATCATCCTGGCTGCGAGCTGTGCGAAGAGGAGAATGAGGAATGACCATCAAAGAACTTGCCCAAGGCATCTTGGTCGGCGCAATCATCGCCGCACCCTTCATCGTTGAGATCGTTAAGGAGTTAGTGAAATGAACAAACATACACCTGGTCCGTGGAATCCCTACTTTGACGAAACGTATGGGGTGCTTGGTCCTGACAAAGGCCGAGTCGCTATCTGCATGAACCTCAAAGGCGCTCATGGCCTTGCTGGGCGCAGGCACGGCGACGAAGTTGCAGCCAACGCCCGCCTGATCGCCGCAGCGCCTGATCTGCTGGCTGCGCTTAACGCCATGCTGACGCACATGGGCATGGACGAAGACGAATGGACAAAGCCGACTTTCGACCAAGCCCGAGCCGCCATTGCCAAAGCAACAGGAGAATCGAAATGAACGATCAACCAGCATTTCCACAAAATGAGCGAATTACTGCGGCTCGTTCAATTGCCAAAAGTCAAGGCATGACCTTGCGTGATTACTTTGCGGCAAAGGCTATGCAAGGATTGTTGACGATACCCGCTGAAACATTGTCAGAAAGTAAAACAGATAAACATGAGCGACTAGATTCTTATGTTTCGTATCTTGCTTACACAATGGCAGACGCAATGATGAAAGCCAGAGAAACAACACAAGGAGAAACACATGTCTGAAAAAATGCAGATAGAAATAGACCGCGCAGTCAACAAGTTCACCCCGCCCATGGAGATCGGTGGCGGCTTCCTGTCCCGCGAAGACTTCAAGACGCTGGCACGCAAGGCCGTGACAGAGGGTACGCTGATCGGTTGGGTGCACGCTGAAAACATGACCCGCGAGCGCCTGGAGAAGAAGATCTCCACCCTTGAGCACGAGGTGAGCATCCTCAGAGAGCGCGTCAAAGAGGTTGAACTTGAATTGATGGCGGCACAGCGATGAAAAGAGAACTCAACTGGACGCCACCGGCTGGCACAAAAATCGTATGGCCGACCCTGCACGTCTTTGATGCCGCCTTCACGCCAACCAGAGGCGCTGACGTGCAAGCCACTTGGCGCAAGTACGGCTGGAAGCCTGTCTTTGGCAACTCGCCCAAGGTCGAGGAGCCGCAACACATTTCAAAGGTGCTGAAACTATGGAAACAGTCTTGAGCTTTGTAATCCTTGGCGCAGTCGGCATTGCCGTCCTGTTCATTGTTGTCTATGCAGTCATCGTGGTGCTGCTTGACTCTTGGGAGATCAAGTGAAGTGTCCAGTTTGCGCCAAATGGGTCAGCGTGCTTGAGACAAGGGCGCGGCCAAACAACGAGGTGTACAGGAGATACATGTGCGCCAATGAGCATCGTTTCACCACAAGGGAAGTGGTGCAGAAAGTGATTAAGGGGAAGAGTGAATGACACAAGATGAAATCATTGAGATGGCACAAGAATGCAACTTGATTGGAATGCGCCCACACCTTGATGGCATTTATTCTGAATCACTTATAGCCTTTGCCCACCTTGTAGCCGCCAAAGCAACAGAAGAAACTAATGCAAGAGCAAACGCATCATGGACATTGATGTGCAAGAAGATGGTTGCCTTGGAAAGAGAAGCCTGTGCAAAGGTGGTTGATGACATTGAATTACGGTGCATTGCAAAAGATGTTGATGACCCGCCATTGAAGCACGTTGCCGCCGCCATCAGAGCCAGAGGAGAACAAGCATGACACCGTTGATTAAAGAAATGGTCAAGATGGTGTCTGTTGCCAACCTTGACCCAACGCAGATGCAATGGTTTGATGTGACTGGAGCCATCAAAGAATATATTGGATATGACCAACGCAAATACTTGCTTCATCCTGCGCCATACAAAAACATGATGCTGTGCGGCAAGACAGAGCAAGGCAATTTCATGTTGTCGGTTTTGGCAGAGCCAACAGCAACCATTGTGACTGGATGGATTCTAAAGCCAACAGGGTATAAATCCCTTGGGTCTTTTTTGTTTGCTGAACACAATGGCGAACCAAAGACAGGAGAAATTGACAGGCCAATTGACCCGCAAGACCAAGCAATGATGTGTGCAATTGTGGCTATGTTTTACGCATCGCTGGACATGAAAGTGCAAGCGTATGTGCCAACAGCAAAAGACACTTTTACAAACCGCAGAAAAATCAAAGAAGGAAAGTTGCCAACATACGACTGGCACACAGTCGAGATTGAACCACCTAAAGCAAAAAACGAATATCAAGGCGGCACACACGCCACACCTCGCAGACATCAAGTCAGAGGGTATTGGCGCACATACAAATCAGGCAAGCGTGGTTGGGTCAAAGAATGCTGGAAAGGTGACGCGACCAAAGGAACTGTATTCAAAGACTATGTTGTAGGAGAACAAGCATGACAGACCGCCTTCTCATCGCCTTGGTGTGTGGCCTGATTGGCTGGAATGGGTTGTTCCCTGCGCCACCCACGCCACAGTCACTGCGCGAGAAGATGATTGAGAGCCAGCACGCCAAGGTCTGCGAAAAGAAGAAGCTCAGAGCCAAGATCAAGAAACTGTGCAGGGAATGGGGATATGACCGCTAAGACAGCATTCAATTGGAACGATGGCACGCCATCCATCTTCAGCAAAGATGACTCACTGCGCCGCCACATCGCCGGCAAGAAGTCAGCCGCCACGCAACAGCAGAATTACGGCATTGGCAAGAAGAAGCCGATTCTGGTTTACGCATTAGCCAAGGCAGCCAAGAAGTGATTGAGCCAGTGCGCACCTTCTATGGCCGCACCAAGGGTCTGCACAGCGAGAGAGAGACTGTCGTGGTGCAGCAAACCTGGTGGCGGTGCACTGAGTGCAACAAGTACTTCCAGCGTAAAGATGAGGCTGAGAGGCACGCCAGACGCGAGCACAGCGACACCAAATGAAGTCAGTGCGCTTGCCCCGCATCGTTGACCTGCTGACGCGTCAGAGCTTGACTGCGCATGAGCTGGCGGCCATGACTTACTGCACCCAGCGGTCTGCTCAGATACTTGTTGCCAAGCTGCGCAGATCTGGCCTGGTGTACGTCACAGAGTGGCGCAGGGTTGGCACTGTTTGGGTGGCGGTGTACGCTTACGGCATCGGCTCTGACGCGACAAGGCCAAAGCCCTTGACGGCCAAGGAGAGGTTGGACAAGTGGAGAGCCAAAGAGTCCCTCGATGATCACGCCTTCAGGATGGCGCGGGAGCGAGCCAAGAAGTGGAAGATTAAACGCGACCCGCTGGTGGCTGCGTTTTATGGGGATGCTACTTAAAACCCTTTTTGTACAAATCAGCAAAAGGACTTGTAGATGGATTGCTCTCTTGAAACAAATCGTCATAAAGAGGATTAATTGGACTTCCTTTTGCTTCTTCTTCAAAATATGTTTTTGGACTATAGATTTTTCCATCAACCGTTAATTGTGGATCGGTTGAAAAGAGTTCATCTAAAGATTCAAAAGTCACATCGCCATCAGTGTATGTTCCATCTGGTTGTTCATAAAATTTGTATCCATCAGATGTCATAGCTATTTTTGGTTGCACTTCTTTTTTACTCATTGATTTTTTGCCTTTTAGTATGACGTTCATTGGTTGCGGAGTCATTGCACCAAGCAAACCACCACGCTCACCCATCATGGCGGCATTGATCTCCTCACCCGCCATGCGTCCGACTGCTCGACCTGTACGACCAGCCATCACAGCCGCTGGCTTTGCTATTGGCGCAATAGTCATCAGGGCATCGGCAGTCTCAGGCTTGAGCAATGGCACATTGGCGCGGCCAATGTTGGTCAGTGGCTCGCCATACGCCAAACGCTCTGTTGTCTTAGGAATGCCAGTGGACTCCAGCAAACCCGCCAAGCCTTGAAGCTGTTGTGTCCTTTGCGGGTCGCGCATGTACTCCAAGCCGCCAGCCATGGCGTCAGACAACAAGCCAAAGAACTCATTACGTGGTGTGGGGCGCATTGTTGCCATGGTTTATTGTCCTAACAAGCCTGATGTCAATCCTGCGCCAGCCGTCAATGGAAGTGTTCTACGCAACAATTCTTCAGTGGCTGGCTCAATAGCACCAGCAGGCAATACACCAGACTGCAATCTGCGAGCTACTGCTGTGGCTGGTGCTGATGTGTATGCACTGGCCGCGATGTTGGTTGGCATCGACAACAACATATTCAATGGCGTGTATTCCATGGTGCGTGTGGCAGTTCCAGAGTCACCAACGATGGGTTTGAATGCCTGCGCAAATCGTGCGGCTTCATACATTGGCGTTGTGTTCGTGCCTTCCATGAATCCGCGAGGATCTTTACGAGTCAATGCGGACGCCAGATTCAAACCAGAGACATTGCCAGATGATGGATTAATAACACCAGAACTAGTTCTGACGGTCATCAGGTTTCGGTAATTGGCGCGAGCCGCTTGGAAAGCTGCTTGATCTGCTGCTGACATCCCAGCCATCAATTGATCGTCAACGATCTCTTTAATTTGGAATAAGGCCTGACCAAGTTCACGGTCACCACTGACAGTTGTCATTTCATTCTTGGCTTTTTTTCCAAGTTTTGAAGATAACGTAGACAACTGGTTTCCAGTAGCCTCACCCTTTGCAGCAAAGTCTTGTAATTGTTTTACAAAAATATTTGACTTCAAAGGCGCTGTTGTTAGTCCTTCAAATGCATTGTCAATCAGATCAATACCATTCATGACATACATGTCGTCCAACTTTTGTACTGTTGGACTTGCGGCCTTTTTGTAAACAGCACTGATCTGACGCTGTGCCTGCGCCAACACTGGATTGCTCAATTCGGTTGCATTGACGCCAATGGCTTGGGCAGTGGCTTGATTAAGCACCTTCTGATTGGTTTCCTTGACAGTGTTGAATGCGCCAGACGTCATTGGATTGGACTCAAGTCGAGCCTCCATCTGCTGGAGAGATCTGCTGCCAGTCTCTTGGCCTGGCGTTGTGCGAAACCCCATGGCTTTGCCACGATCAAGGATAGCTTTTTGAGCTTCAGTCAATGCTGCTGATGTGTCAGCGCCAACAACGCCAGGCGTGATCTGACCGCCAGTAACTGTGGCAGTTGGCGTAACAGTCGCACTAGTTTGAGCTTGCGCAGTTGTCTGTCCTGTAGTTGGCGCAACAGTTGGACCTTTGCCAAATAAGATATTCATCATCTTGTCTGACAAATAACCACCACCTGCACCAAGCACGCCACCAATACCAATCTGTCCAGCTTTTTGCGTGAAAAAATCAGTTGATCCAGGCTCAACAGGTTGCAACGCACCACTGACAGCTCCACCAACAGCGCCAGCTCTGACAGGTGCTGCCGCCAGATTCAAGGCCTTGACGGCGGCAGTACTTGGCAATAATGAGCCGCCTATGTTCCCAGCAATACGGCCAACATCCAGCTCGTCAGGCATAAACTGACCAGCGCGAGACTGACGATAGAGCATCTCATTTTGACGATTGATGTCTTCAACGCGCTTGCGTTCTGACTGCATGAACTTTTCCATGCTGGAGCCAGCTGGAGAAATAGCTTCCAAGCCTCTAGTTACCAGTTGAGCGCCAGCCTCTGGAATATCCATCATGCCGCGCACAAAGCCACCAACTGGAGATGCTGCCAGCTTGCCGCCAACAGTTGTTGGTTTAGCTGGTGTTACTGGCGCAGGTGTTCTTGTTGCTGACAGATTCTGAATTGCGGCAATGATTTGCTCATCTGTCATCGTGTCAGGAAAAGCAACAGGGCCGATGTTTGGCACTTGGATGATTCTGTCAGCCATTATTGGCCTCCTTCAACATATCTTGTCACACCAGTCGCTGGATCTTTTACCAGTCTACCGCCACCGCCACCCCCAGTAGGTTGTCCTTGTTGCTGTGCTTTTTTAATCGTCTTGAGCGCAGGACCACCACGCACTTCCATTGCCAACTCAGCAGATCTTCGAGATTTTGACTTTTGCTCAATAACTTGTGGCTTGTCATCAACTTGCGGAAAATACTTCTTAATCTCTTTTTCCATTTCTTCTGTACCAATGACAGCACCAGACTCGGCACGCAAATTAGCTGTCACCCAATTTTCTTGTGCTTGGCGATACTGTTGACGGCCAGAGCTTTCAGTCAAGTTAGCAATTCCAGTGGTTAATCCGAATGATGGGGTAGAACGCATGATGGATTGGTATCGACCAGGCTTTCCAAACGCATCTTCCAAGGTAACAGTTTTCCCCTCAACAACCAATGGCTGCTGAGTCATTGGATCAATAACAGGCGCTTTGAACAATTTATTTGCTTCGTCCATACGCAAAGCGAAACCTGCCGACTTGCCCTGATCTTCTGTAAAACTGCTTTTACCTGTTAATGGCTCACCAGTTGGTCCTGTAATCGGAATGACTGGGAAGCCAGGCACTTTAGGCACATACGCAAACCCTTCAGCAGTTTCAACACGGTCATAATTTCCACGATCAAATTCTTTTTGACTTAAATTCAAACGCTTCAATGCAATACCTAAATTGGCTTGTTCAATCTTTAATCTTGCCTCTTCGCCAGGTGACATGCCAACCAAATAGGTTGCATTTGCAGGCATTTTGTTTTTGTCAACAAATGTGATTACCCCGCCAAGATTGACTTGAACAAGTTCTCGCGGAACGCCAAATCCTTCAACTGTTTTAATCGTTCCATCTTTGTATCGTTGAACTAAGACAGGCTGACCGTTAGCATCTGTGACTTCCTTGATGTCACCAATTGGCTCAACTGCTGGAGCTTCAGCAGCAGGTACTTCAATCCTGCCACCAGTCTTTGTGCGCTGAAATGTTTTGCCTTCAGCGGTGCGATACGGCTCGCCAATAACTTCCTCGCGTGGCTTAATCGCAAATGCCATCTTTTGATAGGCTTCGGCCTTGCCAGGATCTGAGGCGGCATATAACTGAGCCGCCCTCATGAACTGCTCATAACGCGTGTCTTCTGGAGATACTGAGGCGGCCTCTGGCATTTGACCGATCATGGCGGCACGTTCAGCAGTAGGACCAACCTGACCGCCAGGCACTGCCAAGGCTTGCTGTGGCGTCATAGGCATACCAGCTGTAGGCGCTTGCGCACCAAAGATTTCCTCAAGCCTGCGGCGCTGCTCTTGCGCCATCTTGTACTCATCCATCTTCTGCTTAGTCAGCAAATTGGTGATGGCATTCTTTTGCGCCTCGGCATAGCCTTGCTGACCAGCGGCAACGCCAGAGCTGAGAATCTGCATCAAGGAGCGCGGCGTGGTGCTGGGGCCACTGGCCTGACCAATAGCCATGGCGGCCTGCAACAGGCCTTGTCGCTGCATTGCGGCCTGCTGCGCTGGCGTCAAGTAGCCCTCAAGGCCAGTCTCGCCGCCACCGCCAAATAGATCGCCAAGCAATCCCATGTCAAATTGTGTAGCCATGTTTTTATCCTCAAGGAACAGGTTGTGGTTTAGGCTGCAACAGTGAACCAATATAAGCGCCAGTCAGGCCGCCAGACAATGCACTGCCAACGCCACTGGTGTACAAAGGCTGTGTAGATGTCTCGCCAGTTCTAGCTGGCTGCAATCCGAGTGCGCCGCTGGTGATGCCCAAACGCTCCAATTCAATATTGCGTGCGGCATCAAGCTCGGCCTGCCTTAAGGCATCGCGTTGAGCGCCAAGACCCATAGATGTTGTCAGACCAGCCATGTTCAAAGGACGTGCAGACAGTCCAAGGTTGGCGGCAGTATTGAATCCAGCAGAGCGCAATCCTGATGCTGTTGTGGCCGCCGTGCGCAATGCCGCTTCATTTGTCAGTGCAGACTGCACGCCTTGACGTGATCCACCAAAAGCGCCAGCCCGAGAAGCTCTTTCTCTGTCGGCAATGTCTTGCATCAATCGTGAACGCTCAATATCTCCCAAAGCGCCTTGGACTACTTGCTCTTCATATGGGTTAAAGAACTGCTGAATATCAGCCGCGCCAAATGGAGTCATGCCGAGGTTGTAGAGATTTCTTTCGGCTGCCGTATACATCTCACCAGGCTGCGCAAACTGACGTACACCCAAACCAGCGGCGGCAGACTTTGCACGCTCTAGATTTGCCATGTATTCGCGTTTGACATCAGGATCAATTGACGTGGTAGTAGTTGTCTCTTTAGGCGCATTCTTAGCGTCAATTGCACCGCCCAAAGCGCCAAGCAGTGAACCTGCAAGCTGTGGATTTTGTTTGGCAAAGTCAACAACACCAGAGCCGAACTTTGAGAGCGAATCCATGATGCCGCCACTAGAAGTAGCCGCACCTCCACTCGTCAACCCATAATCAACTGGAGCCATTGAGCCAACAGCACTGCCTGCGCCAGACAATGCGCTGGCAACACCTGCTGCGCCAATGCCTGTATTGATGCCAGCCAATGTTGTGCCAAGTGAGCCGCCAATGGCTGCCGCACCAGGCGAGGCCGCAGTCAGCCCAAGGCCTGCACCGCCAGTGCTCAATCCAAGGCCAGAACCTCCAACACTTAATCCTGTGCCTGTACTGCCAGCAGTTAATCCTGCGCCAGTACTTCCAGAGAGCAATCCAGTGCCTGTTGAAGCCGCAGGAGCCGCCGCAGATGTTGCACCAGCTGCGCCACCACCAAGTAGGCTACTGTCAAATGCTGTTGGTGATACTGCGCTGACAATGCCAGCAGCTGCACCACCAAGTGCAGCATTTTTCAAGATGTCTGCTGGCTTGTCGCCAGCTACTGCACTTGCGCCACCGCTGAGAGCAGCAGCGCCAACAACAGCAGCTGTTGCGCCTGATGCACCAAGCGCAGACCCAATCATTGGAATCAATGGCGGGTAAACGATGGCAGCAATAGCCGCAACAGGCTTTGCAACCTTCTGAACGAACTTTTTAAGTTTTTTCCAATTTGCCATTTCATGCTCCCAATTCGCCAGAGGCCATCATTTGCTTTGCCATCTCGCCAAGAGTAGCAAATACGCCAAGAAGTTGGTAGTCAATTTCAGTAGGAATATCACCCTCTTCAGCCAAGTCACTGTCAATGATGGCCTGCAAGAACTGAGGATATAGATTCTTGTTTTTCAAAACAGCTTCGGCCATCTTCCCCAAACGAATCAAGGTGTCAGCAGAGACACCTTCCTCTTGCATGGCCTCACGAACCATCTGCTTTGTTTCTGCCACTTGTTGTGCTGTCGCCATGTTGATTTCCTTTAACAGTATTCTATTTTCCAGCGTGACTCAACGCTTACCCGCCGCCACAGCTTCCAATCTCATGACGCCAACGCGCCAATCGTCAAGCACGTCACCAGTCACAATCATCTTCACCTGACGGCCAGAGAATCTCGCGTCAGTTGGCTGTGAGGCTGGATATGGGCCGTGCGTTGTTTCGGTTGAGGTTGGATACAGTCGCGTCTTGAAGCTGATGGCAACCTCGCCCAGCGTCTGCTCATCAGGAATCACCTGACGCACAGCCATGATGTTGTCACCCTGACCGATCTCAAAGGGTCCAGACTCGGCATAGACCGTCCCGCCGTCATAGGCAAAGCCAACCTCATGCTCGTAGATATAGCCGTCAGTTGACACCATCAGAGGATTCAAATAGACACCCCTGTCAGTTCCAGCGGTGCGAGCCATGGAGCCAATGTTCCAGTGGTTTTCGCGGTAATTGAAAGTGACGTAGGAATCAACCTCATTGCTGGCGCTGGATGGGTAGAACCACCAGATCTCGCCATACTTGGAATTGTGGACCGCATAAACCTTGGAGGCTTGGTTGTAGTTCAGATTCTGAAACACATAATCCGACACATCGCAGGGCAGTGGCTTGACATAGCCGTCAAATATCCAAAAGCCTGATGAAGACATCCACATGGCGGCAGTGTCAATGGCGGCCACAGCCTGCGAGGAGATCAGGCCGCATCCAGAGCCAGCCTTCTCAAATGAGTACACATAGGGTGCGCCGACATAGCTGGCGGTGTGCACGTCAACGTCAGTGAAGAGCAAATTGATGCCGCGCACCTTCTTGCCAGCCTTCAACGCGCCAACTGTTTGCAGCTCAAAGTCGCCAGCCTGATTGGTGGCCGCAGCCGTCCAGACAGTGTTGTTTTCCTGATCGCACCACTTCACCATCCTAGGGTTGCCGCCAGCGCCCAAAGCAAACAAGAAACGCTCGGCAGTGGACAACAAAGCCGCGCAACCTGTTGGCGCATTGGTGATGGCCGCCGCCAAGGTTGGCGTAGAGAAGCCTAATTGCCACTCATACAGCTTGCCATCGGCGTCAGAGCACGCCACCAAGTACTCGCCCCATGTGTCAAGGCTCCATGTGGTGGCCGGTGTCACAGTGCCGTTATCGGGACGCGCAATGCCATAGGCATATGAGCCATAGGGTCCATAGCCGAAACCAGTCTTGGTGGCCGCGTCAGCAATGCCAACAGTCAACCCTGTGGGCGTGATGTCTTTGAGCGTCCCCGCCTCGTTCATGGCGTAGAGCTTTGATTCAGTACCAGCAGCGATCCAGCGATCCCCGCTGTTGTCGCGCCAAGTAAGCAGGCCACGACACTTGCCGGTCATTTGACTGGCAGACTTTTGCCGCCACCCGCCAATCGGGCGCAGGGTATTCTCAAACCAGCGTACAAGGTTGGCGTCAAACCACCGCCCAGCAGACTGATACTCAGTGCCGTTGCGGTAGATGCCTGGTGGGATTTTGAGGGGTACGAATGCCATGGCTTAATTATGCGGTTTCTTGCGACAAATTGGACACAAAGCTCAAAGTGGCAATGACTGACGGGACGGCTGGCCTTGTCGGTGTTGAGGCCGCCGCATAGTGCTCCAAGCCGACACCGACATCTGATGGCCGCCACATGATTTGCACATAGTCGGTGGACGCCAAACTCACAAAGAAGTTCATCGCGGCAATGATGTGGGACGGGTCGCCCGATGACTTTCTTGGCGGCATACCAAATTTAGAGTTTGAATTGGCAATGTCAGTGCCGTTCTTTCTGAACCAGACATCAACGTCTTGCGTGTCATTGGTGGTGTTCTTGAACTGGATGCTGAATTGCAAGTCATAGATGCCAGACTGCGCCACATTCAGTCTTGACGAATCTGACAAGGTGACGCCATTGCTGAAGTCAGTGGTGTCAAATGTGATGGCGTAGGCCGTGGTGGTGTTGGCCGCCGTCTGGTCTGTGGTGTCCTGGAACGCTCCATAAGGGTTGTTGATCCACTTTCCACCCCTTGGCCCAAAGAGGGCTGCAAAGACGGCTGTGAGCTTGGCAAAGTAGACATTCAGGCCGCCAAAGGATTGAGCCATCAACCTCTCATCGTAGACCACCCCAGGCGTGCCAAGGTTTGGCTGCGTTGGGGTTGAGATCTGCTGTGAGAGGTTTGTAGCCATGACCTAAATTATGCGACTAGACCAGGCAAATATTGCGTCTTGCCAGCAACCTTGGTGGCGGTCAGTGATTGACCCTTGAGATTTGATGGCGAGAATGAGGCGTGAACCCAGCCCGCATTTGGATCATCGCCACCTGGCACCCAAAATTCCAAGATCAATTGGGTGTACTTGAGATTGCTTTCAATCCACTCTGCCAGCTCTGGGTTGGGAACGCCATCAATCTCAAAGTCGCAGGCTTGGCCTTTGCAATGGTCTGAGGTTGCCGAGCCTCCTGTGGCTTGATTCAAAGCTGGACACCTAAACCCAGATGTGATCTTGACAGGCTTGCCAAAGTGATCTCTGACAGGTTGCAGTATGTTTTCGCAGAGCAAACGCAGTGATTCGATCTGCTCATCATTTGGCGTGTTGTCAATGTCTAGGCGTGTTGCAGTTTCCGACTTAATTAGTTCCGAAAGTTTAAAATTGGCGGTCAGATTCATTTGATACCTTTCTGTGATTCGATGGCTTGGTTGTACAAATCGATGCAAGCATTCAGCTTGGTGATGGCGCGGTCACCTTCCTCCGCTATTGCGAAAAGAGCTTTTCCAGCTTCTCCACTAAGTTCGGCTGATGTTTCTCCTCCACCACTTCCTGTGGGAGTGGCGGGATCTGTGGCGGCTTGTATGGGGCAGCTCGCTTTGAGGCGCAGCTTGAGAGCACCACTATCAATAGCAGCATCGCGCTGCTTCGTAGCAAGTTTGGCTTTTTCATTCGTTACCCTCAATGCGTTTGCGGTGGTTGTTACAGCGGCTTCTAAGGCCGCCTCCTTTGCTCTGGCCTCGGTGTTGAGCCTGTCAACCTCGGCCTGCTGAGCTTCCTGCTCATAGTGCTTGCCGGTGCAGTAGCCACCGCCAAACACAAGGACCAGCACAAGCAGACCGCCAA